TTGGTCTAAGTTAGAAAATAACAGCATACAAATAAAACCATTACTAAGGGGTGAATAATGCAAACATATATATTAAAAATAAGAGGTGGCTTGGAGTTCGATATTCAAGCCAAAGACTTACTTGATCTACACTCGCAAATTAATCTTACCTTTATGAATGAACTGGGTTATTACCTAGATGATTTCATAAGCATAGAACTAAAGAAGCCAAACATGATAAGCGTATGCGAAGAATGTAGGACGCAATCATGGACTATGGAAGATGTGAATGGTCAACCAATTACTAACCATGCAGGAAAGGACGCATACTGTTTTGAGTGTGATGACTTTGCCCATGTCATTGAGATAGAGGAGGTAGTCAATGGATAGAAGCAATATAAAAGTATTAGTTGCTTGTGAGTATAGTGGAACAGTAAGGGACGCATTCCTTGAACTAGGTTTTGACGCTTGGTCTTGCGACATACTACCATGCGAAAGCGATATACAAGATAGACACTATGAGGGAGATGTCTTTGATATCTTGGATCAAGGTTGGGACTTAATGATAGGACACCCACCATGTACTCATCTATCTGTTAGTGGAGCAAGGTGGTTTACTGAGGGTAAGAAACCAATGTATTTAAGAGATGAGGCTATTGAGTTTGTCAAAAAACTTATGGAAGCTCCAATCAAACATATAGCCATTGAGAATCCAGTAAGTGTTATCTCATCTTACATAAGGAAATCAGATCAAACGATTAACCCTTATCAGTTTGGACACAAAGAATACAAACGCACTTGCTTATGGCTAAAAGATTTACCCAAGCTGACTGAAACAGATAATGTTAAGGAAGCTACTGACAAACTACACCCTAAAGAAAAGCATAGGATTTGGTGGATAGGTAGTGGCAAGGGTAAAGAAAGGAGTATGTTCTACACAGGCATTGCTAAGGCCATGGCTGATCAATGGGGAACATATATAGAACAAAGTATCAACAAGGAGAATGACTAATGAGTTATAAAGAATGGGACAATTTTATTATGAGCATAGATAATGAAATTGATAAAAAAGTAATGGGCGAGGGTATTTATCTTACTACTGATAGTGGCGAGGGTTTGGGTTATTGGAACTCTTTAGTATTAAATGCGTTAGTAAATGAAATAGAAAAAGGCAATTTAGTTTTAAACGACTACAGCAAAGAAGATTTACGCAAGAGAGTTGAGGAATCTTATGCAGATTCCGATAGAGATTATTCTTTAAATGAACAAACTAAAACATTTATTAAAGAGGTATCTAATGACAGAACATGATCTAAAAGTAGAACGACAACGCACACTTATCAAGCTGGAGAAGTGGCGTAAAGAAGTCAAGATGATCCTTGACGAAAAGAAAGATCCTAAAAAACCTTGGCAGTTTACCATTACATACAATGATGATAGCCAAGTAATTGAATGGTCTAACTCTAACCATAAGCAGCATATTCCTAGCCCACATAGTGAGGAGGATCTTATTGACATGATGAAAGGAGATGAACACGAAAGGCAAAGAAAATTATTTAACCAAAAAAGGAGAGAGAACAATGGGATTTAAAATAGAAAAAGATGTGCCACTAAAGAAAGCAAACTTTAGAACACCATTTACACAAGCACTCGATAAACTTTTAATCGGAGATACGATTACAGGTTTAAGTAGAGATGAGGTCTACAAATACAGATCAAACTTCTACACAGCACACTTCAAGGATCGCAAGTTCCAATTCTGGAAGGACGCAACATCTAAAAGATATTGTGTGCAAAGGGTAAGTTAATGACATTTGAAAAAGGCATGGCTAAGTTGAAAGACTTAGTCAGCTCCTTAGAAAAAGAAAACATATCCCTCGAAGAATCAATCCAATCTTTTGAAGAAGGAACTAAGGTCGTAAAGTATTGCGAACGCAAGTTAAAGGACGCAGAAGATAGAGTCAAAGCTATTCTTGATCAGTCTGATCTTCAATAAGATCTTTATCATCTTCTACAGTTTCCGAAGTACCCAAGATAATCTGATTCTCTAACACCAATTCTTTCAATCTATTCTCTAGCTGATCCCTACTCATGTTATCTATCTTATGAATCTTCAACTCTTTCCTATCTACCATAAGCCCAGCAAGTTTAGCTCTTGCAATCTCTGCTGTAACCGCAGGCCCATAACTTCCATCGGCTAATGCAACATCTCTTATCTCACCCAACTTAGTTGCTATGCCTTCAAAAGTAATTTCATTCTTAGCTCTTTGCACAGCTTTGAGTTCCATGATCTTCTCTTGCACATGAGCATACTGCTGATCACTCAACAACCTCGTTGCTGCAACCCCTGGATTTTCATAGCCCGCAAGATGAGCACACTTCGTCTGCTTATAATCTTGATACACCATAAGGTCGACAAATGTTTCCTGTTTTTTTGTTAATTTTTTTTTCTCTTCCATGTCTATATTCTAACAAGATTTCTACTAGAGAATACTATCTCTCCTAAGTAAAGGTGTATGTTAATACACACCTTTCTATAGTTCTCTATAGAGATGCACGTACGCACAACCGCACGTACCAGTAAAACTAGGGCTTTCAGAGGTGCATGTGCGTATGTGCAGGCATGTGCAACTGCACAACCGCACAGACACCTAAATCGCATAGGAATGCACCTTTCAGAGGGGGGTGTGCAATTCGCCATTTCTTCATTGCACGTACGTTTTTGTATAATTTTTGTACAACCAGGATCATTTTTCTTTTGGGACATTTGTTTCTTTTTCTCTCCTTTATCTCTATTCTTACCAAAGATTCTATCAAAGTTCTCATTAAATTTATCACGATCTTTTATGCGATCACGACTACCTTTTCCACCATGCCATTCAGTCATTGTCTCTCTCCATGTTTTTAAATATATGTTTGATTACTTCAATCGTCCAACCATTGCCTAGCATTTTAAATCTTTGAGAATTACTGACATGATCTGTGTAGTTGTCGGGTACTGTCTGCAACCTCTCGCATTCTAGGGGTGTTAGCTTACGCCAGTAGGCCTCATCAACTACCACCTTGGGTTCTCTGTTGCCACCTTGACAGGTATTAACAGTAGGTGACTTACCATCTTCGCTATAGACTCTCTTAAGTATGTCATGTCCGTTGATGTCTGTTGCTATGCCTACTTGTATGGGCTTGTCACTTGTCTCTATGTATTGTTCTTTATTTCCAGCAGTAAGTGTCGGAGACTTACCATTCTCACTATATACTCTTTGCTTTGTTTCATAGACACCATCTCTGTATTCAAACTCCATAATCTGTGCATCAAAGGTGTCTGTTTTTATACCAAGAATATCTTTTAATTGAAGCCAATGTTCTTCAGAAGGTATAGAAAAGAAATCACTACCTAACTTTCTAAAGTAATGTTCAACAGTAGAATACTTATCCTCTAGTTCTTCTGCTATTTGTTGTTTGTTCTTACCACACTTATCATAATGATCTAAGATACATTGCTGTAAACCAGGTATATCAACCTCATGCTTCCTTACTTTTACTTCTTCTACATTCATACCTACTTTGATTGGCTTGTGTGATTTATCTTTGCTGTCATATATAAGTGTCGTTGAATTGGGGACAGTATCTTCAACAGGAATCATACTCTTCTCAGATTTCTCCATACTTCTTTGAGGTCTAGCACAAGGATAGGTTGTTGTTAGGCAGTAGGCTTTATTATCTTGGTTAGTCATGTCCGATAATCTATCTTGATTAACTCTCGTCTCCAATATGTCCCTCAAAACTATGCCTTTTTGCTCAGGTTGGGTGACATTGGGTATGTTCGTCCAGTAATATCTCTTCCTTGACTGGGCAGAAACAAGACTGCTACATATCATAGTCGGCTCGATACCAAAGGGTATCTCTGGATAACATGCTGACACCTGTTCGCTGATTACTTGTAAGTATTCTTTCTTCATTCTTACATTCTCTAGTAAGAAATACTTTGGCTTACATTCTTTTAATAATCTAATGAACTCGAAGAACAATGCTGACCTTGGATCATCAAAGGCGAGTTGCTTACCCGCGAAACTAAATCCTTGGCATGGACTACCAGCAAGAATAAGATCTATCTTTGGTAGATCCTCTGACTTAACATCACAAACATCTCCAAGCTGTATGATCTCAGGATAGTTTGCTTGGCTTACTTGCATTGCATACTTATCTATTTCACAGGCATAGTAGTTATCTACCTTGATTCCTAATTGATCCAAAGCAATACGACCACATGACATACCGTCAAACAAACTTAATACATTCATCTTTGTCTTCTCTTATAATAAACTCTTACCATATACTTCCTGACTATAGCTATACATGTAAAGACTGCTACTTGAATTAATGATGTAGCTACAAGACTTACCTCTAAGTATTTACACAGACTAAGCAAACCAAAGCTAATCGGAAAGGACATGATCAATCCTATGCTGACATCATTCATAGCTTCATTTAATGATTCCTTATCTATCTTAATCATGGCAGAAACATGTCATCTGATCGTCATCATTAAATAATTCTTGTTGACTCTTACTTATATCAACGAGCTTTATATATCCTGGTCTGTCTTTTCTAAAGGTAGCTCCTTGATGTTCACCAAACTTTTGTTCTTGTTTGATCCACCAATCTGCCATCTCTGGTCTTTCTCTTAATATAGATAGTGTTGTATCCATGCCTTTTAAGAAACACAAATCACAATTACCAGCAGGAGTTTTACCATTTGCATTCGTTAGGTTTAGATCAAAGTTTTGTTTCTTCCAAAACTCTGATACATCTTTGACTGTATGCTTGGCATCATTCATAGGAGTTATGTTTGTCCATACCTCGTACTGTTTCATTGCACTTGCTACTCTTCTAGGTTCGTCATGTCTAAGACCAATTACATTAAACCATTCTTTGTATCCTTTAATCTTTCTCATAAACCTGTACATAACTTTTATCTTTAACTCTGATGTGCAGAATCTAGTTACTGGGTTGGGTAAATATTTTCTATGATCAAGCAATGCTTCAAAGGGCTCACCATTTCTTGATGCTGTTTCGTATGTGACCTCTTTAGTTCTATAGATAGGTCGCTCATCACCAAAGTAAAGCTCTAACCAATGTATGTTTATGTCCCACTTCTTTGCTATGTCGTTTACAAAGTCTAATGTTTCGGGTGCTTCCTTGCCTGTATTAGCAAAGACTACATGAATATCATCGGGCAACTTACCGCCATGTGCTTGTATTATATTGTGCAACATAAAGCCTGATGTTCTTCCACCACTAAAGCTAATGAGTGCAGGGCCTTCTATTTTATATGGGTTAATCATCTTTCCAAGGTCGTTTCATTTCATTGTCTGCTAAATAATACCAAGTATTCTTACCAGGTACGTTATGATTCTTTACTCTTTCGCCTAGATACTTCTGCACATAACTCACTGCATAACGAGCGGCCCTCTCTCCTGATGCCATCTCATTTTCTTTAAGAGTTTCTCTTGCTAATAGTTCTAGTTCTTGTCTTGTATAAAACTTTTGTTTGCTCATACCTGATGCTACTACTCTTGCAATCTCTACCTCATCGGGACTGTCTTGTGCATCTACTACTTTAAAGTATCCTTTTTCAAAATCAAAGTATGCTAGATGCTGATCAGGTTCTCTTGCATTACGAGCTTCATAGAATAATGTTATGTTTGGTTTCTTACCCGACAGCTTGACACCTGAATCCATCCACCCAGCGAAAGCACTACCACCCCTAGCTGACATGAACGACAAATCATCTGCCCTTTCTTTACCAGTATGGTGAGCAATGATCACTGCTACTTTATATAGTTCAATAAGTTTATCTACTCTTGATAACATCTCATGTATCTCTGAGTTGGAGTTCTCTTCTCCACTAAAGAAATTAATAATAGGATCTATCATTACCAAGTCTGGTTTATGAAACTCTATACTCTCTGCGATAGCATCTATGTCGCTGTCCCTCATGATGTTCTTTCTTAATCTACCAGATGCTATAAGGTTTGACTTACCTAAGTTGTATAGTTCGGGATCATGATGATAGGGTTGATAATACATCTCGATTCTTTTCTTTAAGAACTCATGAATGATCTCTGCTTGTAGCCACATTACTTTGATAGGTCTTGAGAAACTCATACCCATAAAGTCTGTGCCTGTAGTAGCTGCTGCCGCGAATGCTCCTAGCCAATGCGACTTACCTATCTTTGGTTTACCTAACAGTAAGACTCTGGATTGTTCAAAGACAAAAGCATCTCCCCAATACTGCTCAATCCTACTGCTGTCCATTGAATCCCAAAAGGGATCGTTAAATGATTTGAGTCCAAGAGGATCGCTTTGTATATCATCCTTAGCTTTTATTATAGGATCTTCTTGATCCATGATTTCTTTTAAATCATCTGTTAATTGTATCTGCCACTGACTTGTATTCCATTTCTGTATGCCTGTCTCGTCTTCAGGATTTCTTTTCAAGTGTCCAGTACAAATGCTTTGAGTTGTATTTAATACTTCTTGCACACTCATAGGTGGGTTGTTTGTTTGATTCCAATCCAATGCTTTGATTACAACTTCTCTCATGCCCCAACCCTCTAGTATCCATTTACCTACTAGCCTAGCAAGGGTGTCGTTTCGCATTCCTGTTTGCACACCATCTGTTGTTAGTGGTGTTTTACTTTCTGTGTTGATCTTACCTGTGTTGTTATAGTCATAAATAATATTCATGTCTTGACTATTAAGAGTAGGTAAATCATCAAGTGAATCTACGACAGCTCCTTCAACTACCTCGAACTGATAATTAACAGAAGGACTGACCATGACATAGCCACCCTCTCCTCTTATATCTAATTTACCTGTAGTGTTTCTTATCTTTAGATCATCATTGATTGCATAGAAGTAATGATAGCCACCACGAGGTGTCTTTTGTTTTAACATTGTTCTTGTTATCTGACCTGACTCACAGAAATCACATGCCTCTTGGGTGTCTGCATCTAGCACTACAAATGTTACGCCTGTAATTGCTGCCCAGTTGCAATCTTTAAATTGTAGATACCATTGCTTGACTTCATTAAGAGTAGGTTGCTTCTCTATATAGTCAGCCCATTTTACTCTTGGTGTTTTTGACCAACGCTTTTGTAAAACCATATCGTCTTCAAAGGGATGTCTGCTTTTAAAGTATTCAGGTATGATGTCGTTTGTAGATCCGCATGGTATTAGATGAAAATTATTTTCATGATATGACATGAGCATATCTTTACGCTCATCATTGGCTATGTCTTGTCCGACTGTGTTTGGTTTTATTTCTATTGGCATTCGTCTACTGATCCATAAATGTTTTCCCAACCTAAAGCATAGCCTGTCATTTTAATAAGTTTCTTAGCTTGATTGACTGAGGGTTGCCTGGTTCCGTATCGCCAAGATCTAACAGTATCAATAGATACACCTAAGTCTTTGGCTAACTTATCTTCACCTCTTTTAACAATGTAGTCTTTAAGTTCCATAGTTCTCCTTATATAGAATGGTATAAGTTAATGCTCTTATAGGGGGTTGAGTGAGGAGTTTTATATTTGATATATAACTTCATTAACTCATACCAAATATCATCTTAACATTGCTCTTTACAATAAGTAAAGAATTTTATTACAAAAGTGTTGACAATATTTTTGATAGGCGTATCATCTATCTTGTATTTAAAAAATGGAGCCTTATATGAAAGACTATTCTACGCTATCTCTACCTCAACTTTTGATGGAGAAGAAAAAGAATCTAGCAAAACAAGCTGAACTAAAAGAACAAAGTGCACAGCTTGATTTTGCAATCACTAAACATCCCGATGTGCATAAGCAAGTCAACAGACTTTCTAACACTGGCGGATCTACTCGGGTACATCTTAATGGTGTCATACCAAAAGACTTACGAGTTAATTATAAAATAACAAGATCATGGGATCAGAGTTTTTTATCTAAAGTAAAAGACGAGATACCTGAAGATCTATTTCCTTTCACAACTGTATACAAAGAAGATACTGCTCTATCTAAAATGATAGAAGCAAATCATCAAGACATCTTTGATAAGTTTCAAGAAGGATTACAAACCAAGATTAATGAACGACCATACATCCAGTTCGTTGATCCATTAAAAGGAGCTGAGAAATGATTTCACACAATGATGTAGTACAAGAGATACGTGATCGTATCAAAAGAGATGTTGCACCAGGTTTACACAAAGCTTGGGTTAATAAAATATTAATGATTGTTGACGATGTAGAAACCATAGCAGACGAAATGATGTCACAAGGAGTGCAAAACTATGAGCCTGTTGAATAGCGTAACCACAGGGATACAAATCCCTTCAATTAAAATAAACCTATCTGGTACAGATGGCATTGGTAAAACTACCTTTGCAAGTCAAGCACCAAACCCTATCTTTATAAAGACAGAAGCTGGTACTAACTATATAGATACAGCATCCTTTCCTTTATGTGAAAGCTATGACGACATACTAATACAAATCAAAACTTTGTATGAAGAAGATCATGACTACAAGACAGTGGTCTTTGATACAACTGACTGGGCTGAGAAATTAGTACAGCAAAAGGTATGTCAGATTCATGGACAAAAATCTATTGAGTCTATGGGATATGGAAAAGGTTTTACAGAATCTGCTGAGTTATTCGGCAGACTACTAAGAATGTTTGATGCCCTACAAAAGAAGAAGATGCACATCATCTTACTATCTCATGTAGGCATAAGAACTTTTAATGATCCAGAGCGTGAGCCCTATGATCGTTGGGAGATGGCTACTCATAAGAAAGTATCAGCAATGATACGTGAGTGGGTAGACTTCAACCTGTTTGCAAACTACGAGGTATCAACTCGTACTAGTGGACAGGGTTTCAAGGAAACAACCAGGGCTGTGTCATACGGCAAGCGTAAGTTGTTTCATAAATACACCGCAGCATTTGATGCCAAGAGTCGAGTTGATTTAGGGAATGCTCCCTTGGATCTTGATTGGACAGCGTTCATGTCTGCATTTAAAGAATCTTTAAAATCTAAAAAAGGAGAATAATATGTCTGATGATTTTAATTTAAACTTGACTGATGTCGAGGATACAGGTGGATCGTTTGATCTTATGCCAGTCGGTGACTACGAATTTGTAGCTACTGGATGGGAGAATAAAACTAGTGCTAAGGGTGATAGATACTTATCAATTACCTTTGATGTGACAGGCCCTACTCATTCAGGTCGTAAGATATGGGAAACATTCATGCTCGAAGGAGCTGGGTTAAACGTATCTATCAGCAGAATAAGAGACTGGAGAAGATCCATGGGCATGGAAGCTGATGTTGATGCCTTTGGTCTTGAACAGTTAGAGAGCATGTTAAACATTCCTTTCAAAGCCAAGGTCAGTGTTGAAGTTGGTAGAGATAAGGGAGACGGAACGAAGTGGGACGACAAGAACAAGATTGCTAAGTTTCTTGCAGTTGAGACAAGCAGTAAGTCAGCTCCTTCGCAAAGTCCTAAAGAAGAATCAAAGTCAGCTGACGATGATTTCGATTGGGACAAATAATTTATTTACAGGAGAGAGTAAATAAATAACTCGAGTGAGTAGTCTTAATACCAAGACTACTCCTCGCACCTAGGGTTATTGTATACCCTAATGTATTTTTGGAGAAATATATGGATTTAAAAATAGAAAAAGATGTT